TCACCCGATTAAAGCATATCTGGAAAGCTATGTGTGGGATGGCGAAGAACGGGCTGAGCGACTATTTATTACCTACTTGGGGGCCACAGACAGCCATTATGTACGCCAAATAACCCGTAAAATGCTACTGGCCGCAATTAAACGGCTGTACGCGCCTGGGTGCAAGTTTGATGAAATGCTGGTGCTGGTGGGACCGCAAGGCGCGGGGAAGAGCAGCATCTTGGCTAAACTCGGCCGCGAGTGGTTTAGTGATAGTCTTAGGACGTTTGAGAACAAGGAAGCCGGGGAGCATTTACAGTCTGGCTGGATATTTGAGATCGGTGAACTGTCGGCGATGAAGCGGAGCGAGGTTGAGGAGGTCAAGGCATTTCTTTCTAAAACTGAAGACCGCTACCGTGTGGCGTATGACAGGCAAGTATCAGAGTTTCCCCGGAAATGTGTGTTTTTTGGCACTACCAACACACGGGATTTTCTTAGAGACGCCACCGGCAACCGCCGCTTTTGGCCGGTAGAAGTTAACCCGGAGAAAGCCAAATTGAGCCATTGGACACACTTGACGGATGACCTGGTAGGCCAAGTATGGGCAGAGGTTATGGGGTGGTTTAAGGCGGGGGAATCCTTGACGCTGGATAACATGGCCCGAGAAGAAGCGGAACGGCAGCAGGCCGCACATATGGAGCAAGACCCCCGCGAGGGGCTTATTCAGGAATGGCTGGAATCCCCAATAGAAGATGAATGGGACGGGAGCCAGGGTGAAGAAAGATATCATAAAAGAGTGTGCGCCGCTATGATTTGGGCAGAATGCCTGGGAAATAAAAAAGGCTCTATGCGTCCCTGGGAGGGACGAGAAATTTGCGATATCCTGCGTCGCATACCTGGATGGAAAGAGAGAAAAGGTAAAGCAAAAATGCCCATGTATGGTGTTCAACTCGTCTTTGAGCGGTTGCCAAGAGCCTAATATTTACGGCAACCTATTAGCAACTTCGGCAACCAGGCTTGTACTAATGTTGCTAATAGGTTGCTAATAAAAAGTACGAATTAGCAACCTGTAGACATTAGTATTTACAAGGATTTACGGTATAAGGTTGCCGAGGTTGCCGTATTTTTCTATTGGGAGATTAAAAGTAAATTAGCATAGGGGGATAATAGAACGTATGTACTATACGCCTATGCTAACGTGTATTTGAGCGCATATACGCGTATATGTTAGTTTATTAGACACCATTCAGAAAGGAGAATTTTTCATGCGCGAGGCAAGGATAGAAAACCGCTTAGTTCGCAAAATTGAAAAGCGCGGCGGCATGGCACCTAAGTGGTCATCTCCTGGCATGCGAGGTGTGCCGGATCGGATAGTTATATTACCCAATCGGATTATCTTTGTGGAATTGAAAGCACCTGGAAAAGTTCCGAGGCCGCTACAAGAAAAGCGGGCTAAGATGCTTAGAGATATGGGGCATGAAGTACGCTGCATTGATTCCGTCGAGGATGTAGATAGGTTTGTTGAGGAGGTATTGCCGTTTTGGAGTACAGGCCGCACCAATACCAAGAGTACGCAACAAAAAAAATTCTAGATAATAATTATGTCGCTCTTTTACTCGAAATGGGTTTAGGCAAAACTGTATCCACGCTAACTGCTATTGACATATTACTTCATGACTACTTTGACAGCGGCAAAGTGCTGGTTATAGCACCTTTACGGGTAGCAGAAGATACATGGGCGCGTGAGATTCACAAATGGGATCATCTCCGGCATTTGCGGATTAGCAAAGTTTTAGGCAGTGCCGATCAGCGCCGTCGAGCTTTACGGGCCGATGCAGACATTTACGTTTTGAACCGTGAAAATTGTGAATGGATCGTCAGCGAATTAGGGACAAGCTGGGACTTTGACACTGTCGTAATTGATGAGCTGTCGAGCTTCAAAAACCACCGATCGAAACGCTTCCGGGCGCTACGCCGTGTACGCCCAATGATTAAACGGGTAATCGGTCTGACCGGCACACCGGCGCCAAATGGATTAATCGATCTTTGGCCGCAGATATATTTACTCGATCAAGGGGAGAGACTAGGCAAGACAGTAACGAGCTATCGGGATAGATATTTCGTTCCTGGTGAGCGCAGCGGCCATGTGGTGTATAACTGGAAACAAAAAAAGGAATCTGAAGAGAGGATATACACGGCTATCTCCGATATTGCCGTCAGCATGAAATCGGCCGACTGGCTAGAACTTCCCGAACGGGTTGACCGTACTATCCCGATTAAACTAAATGACAGTGCCAGAGCCCTATACAAACAGTTAGAGCGAGATCTATTATTGCCGTATAAGGATGGCGATGTAGTAGCCGCTACGGCGGCGGTTCTGAGCAATAAGCTGCTGCAAATGGCGTCAGGGGCAGTATACGACGAGGCCAGAGGGATTAAGCACATTCACGATGCTAAACTAGATGCCCTAGAAGATATCATCGAAGCGGCAAACGGGAAACCCGTCATGGTATTTTATAACTTTAAGCACAGTCTTGATAGGATCCAAAAGCGCTTCCCACAAACCCGGATACTTCGCAAGGGTAAAGACGGTAATCAGGATATAGCCGATTGGAACGGCGATAAAATACCTCTGCTGCTATTACATCCTAAGTCAGCCGGCCATGGTCTAAACCTCCAGGAGTCCAGTTGCCAAACGGTTGTATGGTTTGATCAGATATGGAGCCTTGAAGAAGATCAGCAGGCGAATGCTAGAGTGTACCGGCAGGGGCAGAAGCACAGCATTGTTATTCTACGACTGATAGCCGAGGGGACTAGGGATGATGACGCCATAGAAGCATTAGAGCGGAAAGACACAGGGCAGGAAGCGTTAATGCAATCGCTGAAAGCGAGAATAGATAAAGTTAAGGAAGGAGCATAGCCGTGTCGAAGCAGATAATTTGTAATGTGTGCCTAACAACCGGGAATATTGTCCCTATGCAAGTACGGGAAGGGTACTTTTACTGCCGAGAATGCGGCAATGAGAGCTGGCCTGACAGAGAAGGTACATTTGTGGATAGGTGGAACGCCCAACAAAAAATTACTGAATACCGGTCTTGTAGCCTGCAGGAAGGGGTTAAAGTACAAGGCGGGAGTAGTAAGAACGGTAAATCAGGAAAAGAGAGAATGAAGAAGAAAAGCGTATCTGTATTAGATTCTCAGTTGTTTAATGGTTGACAAATATTTGACAATCGGTTATATTGAATTTAATTGGTACTAACGCACATGAGTTTACATAATACGACCGCCTGATTACGGCGGTCTTTCTTTATGTCCAAAAGCGGAATAAAAAAATGCAAATATATGAAACTAGTGGTTGACATGGGTAAACTAATTTGATATAATAATATCAGAAGGAGGTGATGCGGTGGGCCTAACAGAGATAAGGGATATCTTACAAATCGTAGTAGCAATCCTGAATATACTGGTAGCAATACTAGTAATTCGGGAAAGAAAAACCAAAAAGCGCTCTCGACGTCGCAACCGCCGAAAGCGCTGAGCCAAACCGGGGAGGGAAACCTCCCCATCCCTTAAATCTATTATAACACGGTCACCGCGAAATATGCAAAAATATTTAATCGAAATCCTGTTTATCATCTGTTCCGGCCTATGGCTAAATACTCTTAATTGGAATAGCCTAACTGTACTGCAGATTATTGGCGTATGTTTAACTTTTGTGGCTCTTGTTCTTACGGCTTATAATATCTGGAGGAAAATGAATGTATAATTTTGCCAATCGCGAGGAGTTGGAAAATTTTTTATCTGCCGAGCTAATTAACACTGCAGAAGCTTCACATTTACTGAATTGTAGCCGACAGTATATTTACAAGCTGGTTAAAGAAGGGAAACTAAAGCCGTTTAAGAGCTTGGAGAAAGAAAGATTGTTTTGGAAATCAGACATATTAGCCAGAGTTAAGCCGTCCGAATAGGGCGGTTTTTCTTATGCCTAAAAACAGGGAGGTGTCAGCATGGCCGAAAAACCTAAACCCCAGTCACCGATAACCCATACAACGATAGTTCATCCACCAGCGCCGCCGAGAGGAAAGAAAGGCTTGACTGGGTTGGTGCTAAAATAGTATTGCTGTTCCTGAAAGCGAGGTGAGCCTTCAATGGCAAAAGGCAAATTTGAATATTGGTTAACCGTTGAAGGCTTGACTTTGTTAGAAGCATGGGCGCGAAACGGTTTAACCGACGAACAGCTTGCTGGCAATATGGGCATCAAGCGGCAAACCCTCTACGACTGGAAAAAACGCTTCTCTGACATTTCTGACGCCCTAAAAAAGGGCAAGGAAGTTGTTGATATTCAAGTTGAAAATGCATTGTTAAAACGGGCATTAGGGTATCAGTACACTGAGGTTACCAGAGAGCGGGTATCAGGCGAGATGATGGTAACTAAAACGGTAGTCAAAGAAGTACAACCTGATACAACGGCACAGATATTCTGGCTTAAAAATCGCAAACCGGCTGAATGGCGCGATAGAAAAGACATTGATATGAACGCAAAAATTAATAATCCATTCCAGGGATTAACCAAGGAACAACTAGTCAAATTGGCTAGTGAAGAAAGTGAATAGAGAGCTAATCAAATTAGGCGCTAGAATAGAACTTGCTAAGTGTGAGTTCTATTTTTATTGCCGCCTAAAAGCCCCGGACTTCTATAAGCCCGACCGGAAATATCTGAAAGACTTGTGCAATGAGCTACAGGCGTTCTATGAAGGTGACTATGAAGTGTTAGTAGTTAATGAGCCGCCGCGTCACGGAAAGTCACGTACTGCCGGTCTATTCGTTGAATGGGTATTAGGCAAAAGTAACGAAGAAAAAATCATGACAGGCAGTTACAACGAAACACTATCGACTATGTTCTCTAAGAACGTCCGTAATAGCATTCAAGAAGAAAAAGCTGACATACATAAGCCGGTATACTCTGACGTATTTCCTGATACCCGTATTAAGAGGGGCGACGGAGCTATGAATCTCTGGAGCTTAGAGGGCGGCTACAACAATTACCTTGCTACATCTCCTACTGGTACAGCTACAGGGTTCGGCTGCTCACTCATGCTAATTGACGACTTAATTAAAAATGCGGAAGAAGCCTATAACGAAGATGTTAAACAGAAACACTGGGATTGGTTCACGAATACAATGCTCTCTCGTCTTGAAGAAGGCGGCAAGATTATTATCATTATGACTAGATGGGCAAGCGATGATCTCGCAGGCAGGGCATTGCAGCACTACCAGGAACAGGGAGCGAAGATCAAGCACATATGTATGAAAGCCCTGCAAGATGATGGAACTATGCTCTGCGACGAAGTATTGTCTCGCGCCAGCTATGAAGCCAAAAAGAAAGCCATGGGCGCAGATATTGCAAGCGCCAACTACCAGCAAGAGCCAATCGACATTAAGGGTAGGCTGTACAGCAACCTCAAAACATACGATCATATTCCTGTCAGCAACAGCGGCAGTCCGTTATTCACGGCAATAAGAAACTACACT